ATATCCGTGCTCGTAACGATATTTTACAACCGTTTGAAGTGCCCCGTGGAATTAGCGCACGCCTTAACATCGCTGAGGATGGCCTGCTCAAGCCCGAAGCCGTGGTGAGTGACCGTGTGGAAACGGTGAGCGGCGACTCTCCACACAAGGACGCTGTAAGCCGTAGTGCGCCCCGTATTGGACTTGACACCGAGAATGTGGAGGGCGTGGATGATAACCTCATTGCCATTAACACTGAGGCTCACAGCCTGCATACCGACCGTGGCGTAGGCCAGCGTGTTATCGTGCATGGTGGTATGCAAGCAGGCTCGCAATCAATTGGGCATTACGACCTTACCTCACTGGACTTTGGTGGCCAACCGCAGGGTGGTGTTATGCGCCTCTCCCATACCTCTAACTTCAACCCGCTCGGCGGCACCTACATCGCAGAAGCCCGCAATTTCGTATCTCCCATTGACGATACTGATTGGGGAGGCATACCAACATCGGGTATGGCGTTGTGGCTCAAAGCAGATAGTCTTGATTTGGCTGATGGGGCGGCTGTTACCTCGTGGAAAGATGTGAGTGGAAACGGGCACGAGTTCACTCAATCAACAGCCAGTGCTCAACCAACATACATTGCCTCATCACCTAATGTAAACAACATGCCGGTCATAGATTGCGACGGTGATGATAAATTGGAAACTCCATTTGATGCTCGTTTAAACACCGCTGAAGTAACAGTATTTGTCGTTGCATGGGCAGATAGTGACGATAACGCTATTCATGGTATTATTGAATCAAGAGCAACAAGTCCAGTTAATCGCAGTGGATTCAATTTATACATCCGAATGGATTCAAACAACCGATGGCAATGGTGGGCAGGTAGCAACACCACATGGACAACATTAAGTTCAGCAACAAACAGCGCAGTGGGTGGACAAGCCGAGTTGGTCACTGCTTCTATTACTGGTGGTGATGGTAATGGAAGCACTGCTACAATCAAAATGAACTTACAAGGTGCAGGAAATTACACTGCAACAGGCAATTATTGGAAAGCAGATGAGGGTAATTACATTGTTGGGAATGTACCCATTTCATATTACTTGAATGGAAAAATTGCGGAAGTAATACAGTATAATCGTGCATTAACAATTGAGGAAGAAAGGCAAGTGGAAGGTTACCTTGCGGAAAAGTATGGATTTACATACAATGTTTCACAATGGAAGTCCAGTAACCCGTATCAAACTGACACCAACGGGCACCAGCGTACCAACCTCACCGACAAGCGCATTTCCTACATGTTGCGCCCAGTTCGTTTGCTGGACAAACAACACGCTGAGATGTTCCGCTCCAACCTCAACTTGCACTCATCAAGTCCACAGTATGGTAGTAACTACTTCAGTGCCACCGCTGGTGGTAAATACGGGCTGTATGTGTACGAGACAACCAGCGGTCAAGCATCGGCAGGCTCTTACATCCGTAGCACCAATCCCGACACCAACCCACCTTATGCGCCCGCATACTACATGGACATCAGTACAAGCGACACCGTGCCAATGAGTCAAGGCCCAAAGATTATCGGCACAGCCGCTACTGGCTTTGATTCATCGCTATTGGACAACGAGATTACTCGTGTCATTATCAGTGAAAACACCCTGCAACATTACCGTGCTGACGCATCACGCCGACGCACGCACCAAGAGGGTGAGAGCAAGGAAGAGCGCATGGATTACACCGTTCAACCCCGCTTCTCGCAATCTCTCCATCCAAAAGGACATAAAGGAGATGTAACCTACAATTCAAATGACCACAGTGGTGATGCTTCATGAATCCAATGAATGACGCATGGATGCTTCTCAAAGAAAGCAAGCGTGACCCACGCCTCGCTCGTGCGGGCGTGAGCGGGTACAACAAGCCTAAGCGCACCCCCAACCATCCCAAGAAGTCGCATATCGTGGTGGCTCGGTCGGGTGGACAAACTAAGACGATTCGCTTTGGTGAGCAGGGTGCAAGCGTGGCTGGCAAACCAAAGGCTGGTGAATCGGAGCGCATGAAGAACAAGCGCAAGTCGTTCAAATCCCGCCACGCTAAGAACATCGCCCGTGGGCCAATGAGTGCCGCATACTGGGCTAACAAGGTAAAGTGGTGAGGTCATGTGCCATTTGTGAGCCAAGCACAGCGGCGTTTCATGTATGCGAAACACCCGAAAATGGCTCGTGAGTTTGAAGAAAAAACTCCAAAAGACAAAAAATTACCCATGAAAAAAGCATGGGCTTTCCTCAAGGCATCACGCCAAACTGAGTTGGGTGAGTTCCATCCCGACTTTCCCAGTTCGTATGGGCCGGTGAGAGGCGCACGCTACACAAAAGAGCCTCGCAGAAAACAAATCCAAAGCGAGGGTATGAAGGCTTTACCAACAAAAGGTTGGAAACATTATCATGGTGAAAGTATGCCCGAAAAAGCAGTTTGGGCATGGATGCTCAATAACAACATTGAACCCACAACGAGCAACATGGAGAAAGTCGTAAGGATGGTACACAATATGGGTGGTGAAGTATCGGCTCGTTCACCCACAGGAGCGATGGATGTATGGGGAATAAGAGGTAATAGGCTTAACGATGCTTATTTGGATGAATCGTATTCTCCCGATGAGTTCGGGGAAAGGCAGATTTTCAATTCATATGCAATTCCACAAAACATTCCACCCGAAGCACTTGTGAGAATCGGAAGAACAAGTGAGTGGGCGAGATTGAATAATAGCCTATATCCCGAACAGCAAAAGCGTGACCAAGAGTTCATTGATTACGAAAACTCTGTAAAAGAACTTGGATGGTGGCCTCAAACGGAGGAATACGATGACCGTTCTTAAAAACACAAGGACTGGTCGGTACAGCACTGACGCAGATGAGGTCATGACCCATGTGCGTAAGCCTGTGTTTGTGGACAACGCCATTCATCACGGTCGCATCAGCGTGCAAAAGGCGAACAAGGCAAAGGTCACAGTGGAGAAGAAAAACACTCGTAATTTACAAGTGATGCCGCAACGCAACTACCGCATCCTTGAGGGCGAATCGTACATCCAGTTGTCGCATAACAACACCCCCGGCCATTCGCTCAATACGGCCCCTTTCTTTGCTGATGATTTAATTTCCAGCACCAACAGCCCCATGCTCATTTACAACGCTGACGCATCAGCGCAACGCCTGTTGCCGCACACGGTTGAATCATCATCGTTTGGTGTGCTGGTGAACCTACGCAACATGAAGGGTAAGACGCTTGACGGCATCGGCTTTACTGGCCGCACTGTCAAACTTGGCCAGCCTGTGGATGTGGGCCTGCGTACAACGGACTTGGCCGTGCGCCTCGGTGAGTCCATCAACAGCGGAGCAACCAGCGTGAACATCTCACGCCCAAAGAATGTCACCGCATCTTCAGCACGCAAGCACAGCACACGCTTCGTGGGTCAAGACTTCAACAACATGAACCTCATGACCGCCCTGCGATTCCTTGGCCGTCACGACAGCCGTATGCTGTTGCTTGACCGCTTCGGTAACCTGCTGTACATTCCCATCACATTCAGCGAGGCGAGTGTGTTCGTGGACAAGAACTTGCGATTTGGTGGCAAGACCGACAACCCGATTGAAAACATCTCCAACCGTGTAACAGTGCAGGGCCAGCCGTTGGCTCTCAACGATTTGGTGATTGTTACGGTGGATGATGTGGAAGGACAGGTGGAGGAAGTGCGTGAGGACAGCGCACCCATCGTGGACAATACCGCCCGCACTACCAACGCCGCCCGCCGTGTCGCACGGCAAGTGCTCAAATCACGCTCGCTTATGCGTGGCTCCATATCCAGCGCAGGCCATCTCAACTTGCTCAACTTGCGGCCCGGTATGACGGTCAAGTACGATGGTGGCAACAAAGTGGTTACCGAGGTTAAGCACATGCCGATGAAGAACATGAGCGACCTTACGATGATGAACCTTGACACGGGCATTGAGGGCATCCTACAGGGCGTGGCTGAGGGCACCAGCGTGGGTGCAAACGCCACCAACCCCGCTACCTATGTACAGGTGGTGGAACAGAACTTAGCCTTGTTCGGCAAAGTGGAGTTGCGTATCGTATCAGTGGTTAAGGAAAGAGGAGTATTTAACACAGCATACCTCATCGGTGGCGTGAAGGGAACCCACGATAGGGGCAAAATCGGCAAGAACGGCTTGCCCATCGGTGTGAACAAGACGAGGGAACGGAGGAACATCTATGCCGATTAGTGACTACATGCGGCGGTTGTTGCTTGACACGCTCGCCAGCAACATCAACGAGGTTATTTTGGGCTTTGATGGTACACCAGCCACCACGGACGATGGCTCAGCGGGTCGCCCCGCTATCACCCTCACCCCCACCATCACGGTGGTTGATGACACCTCCCTGCTTGTTGAGGCCAAACTGCCCTACGATACCACATTTGCTGACCAAATCAAGGAGGTGTACATCCAGTTCCGTGACACAAACGAGTTCACGCCTGTGGCACGATACACTATTTCACCGATAACTAAATCATCAGCAAATGAACTCAAAATCCAAATCGCAATTGAGGTGGCATAATGACAGGCAATCCATTATCGGGACACACAGCGGCAAATCAAGCATCCATGACGGGTAGCGGGGTCTTTACGGACAGTTTGGAGGACGGCGAGCATATCACCAGCCCCTCCCTCACAAACATGCTTGAGGGTGTGCATGGTAACGGTATCATCCTTGAAGAAGATACGGCTTCGGGCGATGCACAACGAAACACTCCCGAAGATTTACCCGGAGTATGCGAGCAAGTCACCAACACCTATACGGTGCGTGTTCAAGGCGGGAACGCTGTCATTGATGGTGTGTTGTACAAGTTTGGGCACACCACATCACCTGCTCAAAGTTTCGTTGATGTAGCATTCACCACGACAAGCGCACACAAGCGTGCTACTTACAGTGCGTTAAGCAGTGGAGAAGAAGCCCTCATTGTTGTGTATGTTTCAACCGATACGGCTAACCAGTGCATCACATGGGAGATGGGTACGCCTGTTACGACAGCCTCCAACACCTACCCTACCACCCCATCTGCTTTCCTCAGCAATCCAAAAACGAGTGGGCTTGATGTGACACAAAGCGTGGTGCTTGCGGTCATTCGTGTAGTGTACTCGGCATCGGGTGGTGACCTTAACATCAGTATTACCGAGAGCAACGATAAGCGTATTTTCATTCGCCCTTCACCAATTTATTTCACCCCTGTTACAACGGGTGCCGTGGCCGCCACTACACCCGTTGATTCACACACTGAACTTGATGCGTTCAACGGCGATACTGGTAACTTTACGACCAGCCGCCTCGGTGGAATGTGGCAATCGTTTGGCGCACAAATCGCCAGCACCACAGCAGATGATGATGGAAGAGATGTGTTGTACTACAGCGGCACCCACGCCGACCGTTTTACCCGCTCCGTGTTTGACCGTGTGCTGACCACCGCCGCTACTTCCCTCACCATCACATCAGCAGACGCTAACATCCTCATCCTCACCACACGCAGTGGTACATGTGCTATCACAACAAGCGGAGCATTCCCCGCTGGCTACATCGTTGAAATCAAGAATCAAGATGCAGGTGACACCGCTACATTTGCTGGTGAAACAATTGCGGCCAGCGGCTACGGGCGTTTTGTCTGTACCGTAAGCCACGCCAGCACGCCTACCTTCGTGCGCTTGCAATGATTACTCTTCTTCATCCATTGAAGGGTGCAAATAAATACCCTTCAAACGATAGGGCTTGAGTTTCTTAATGGATGGGTCAAGCCAAAATAAACCACATTTTCGGCAATGCAAAAGATACACACGCTCGTTGTCGTAGTCAATGAAGCGGCCAGTAAGACGGCGAGGAATCTCATGTTCTCCGCACATGGGACATTTCTGCCTCAATTTGTCCATCAATCTACCCATGCTATCACTGTACCGGGCGGCGAGCCACGATGTCATCAATGCGTAGAATAGCATTGGTGACTTCGCTGGCACTCAATACGGCTTGTCGCACCAATACAACAGGCTCAATCACACCATCAGCCAGCAAGTCTCGTACACCACCTTCGGTGACATCGGGGCCAACCGACAACCTGCCCTGTAAGATTTCGTGGCGCATAGCAAGAATCGTGTCCAACGGGTCGTGGCCAGCGTTCTCAGCGATGGTAGCAGGAATGACCTCCAAAGCATCAGCAAACGATTCAATGGCCATCTGTGCCCGACCACCCACCGAAGCGGCGTGTTGGCGCAGATGCGTGGCCATACGCACATAGGCGTTGCCTCCACCCACGACGAATTGCCCGCTCTTCATGACCAGCGAGACAACACCCAGTGCGTCATCAAAACCACGCTCAACTTCTTCCAGTGTGTGCGATGTAGCACCGTGCAAGACCAGCGTAGCCTCTTCACTCTCTTCCTTGCTATTGACAAACAAGTACCAAACATCGTTTTTCCTTTCACGAGTAATTGAAACATCGGCGTTGCCCTCAATTTCTTCGGGTACTTGCACGATGTCTAAGCCCGTCATGCGACTCAACGCACGCATAGAAGATTCGGGCATACGACGCACAACCATGATGCCGTTTTTCTTGAGATATGAACACACCATGTCGCTCACACCATCACGCACAAAAACAACACCACCATTAGGCATAGCGTCCACGATGTGTTTAGCACTGGCTACCAAATCAGCCTTGCTTGCACCCTTGAAGGATTGATACGACTTAGCATCAAGTTGCACCTGTACATTATCCTCAGCCTTCTCAGTTTCAAGACCCGTGTTGATAAGCAACAAGTTGTTGTAAAAGTCATTACCTTCAAGCACGAAGTCTTTGTTTACAATCACACCATTGTACAAGTATGAATCTTCAAGCGAGCCACCGGGGAAAGATACGACCTTGACGCTTTCAGCATCACCAGCCCTCTCCACTGCACTCACACATAACTCGGACACAGCATCAAGGGCTGTTTCAAGGGTCTTACCCGTGATGGCAGTCTTGGCTACATTTACAAGCCTTCTACGGTCATTGCTATTTTGTGCCACTTCTTCGGTAAGATATTTCACCGCCATTTGAGCGGCCTCGTGATAGCCACGACATATCACATTGGGATGCAATCCCTTCTCAAACAGCATCTCGCTGTTGCCAAGCAATTGACCAGCCAACACGACTGTACTCGTTGTTCCATCGTAACACAGGGATTCTTGGGTACGAGCGACTTCAGCAATCATTTTCCCACCGGGGTGGGAGACATCCAACTCTCGTAGAATGGTTGCTCCGTCATTGGTGACGATGACATTACCGCCACCATCAACCATCATTTTGTCCATACCCATCGGGCCAAGCGTACTCTTGACGGTTTCTGCAACCGTCTTTGCCGCCCGAATGTTGTGTATCTGTGCTTTTCCACCTTTTGCGCTATCTTTTTCTGTCATGTTTCCTTCACCAGTCCACTTCTATCTCAACAACTTTTCCTGTCTCAAGACTCCTTGAGAGGACATGCCCCTCGGCTTTTCCAAACTGATACAAGTCATAGGTAAGTTGAGCATCGTTTAAGCAATACTTCGCTACCTCGTCATATCGTCCTTCTCTCCAAGCAATGGGGGCATCAGCACTGTTCATCAATTTGTTGGTGTCTAAAGTATGCTTGACGAGAATATCAAGCGATGTAGCCACCTTTTCAACACTTAGTGCGGCCTTGCTAACCAAGTTGCGAGTATCAAGAACGGAGTCCGACTTCATCAAGTCGCTGGCCGTCCAGCAATCCAGTGCATCCCTTAGCACTGGTAAGTCAAATGCTTTAATGTTATGACCGAGGATTTTACCACCCTTATCCACATGGTCGGCTAAGTCGTCACCAAGAGTGCGTGGGTGTAGGGCTTTGACGGTGTTATCTACATCCAGCCCCTCGTTGCAGTAAATTGTTCCTTCGTGCCCATTCCATGTAGCGGCTACCGATGGCTCAAACAAGTGTGTGTTGTGCCACCCTCCTATTTCATGAGAAAAGTTTGCAGTTTCAATGTCAAGTGCCAGTATGTCGCTCATCATGCATCACCTACCTTGCGAATGAACACACGCCCTCCGCTCTTCTTGGTCTTGAACAGTGACCCACCGTAATCCTTGAAGTGCCTTTCGGCGGTACTCTTGGACACCTTGGATTTTTCCATGTAGGTATTGAAGAATGTTGAGCGCAATCTCCACCCATCACCGTAGCCCTCAATCTCATAGGCTTGACATTCGTTGTAAGCGGCAATCATACCTTCTTGTGATTTATTTTCCTTTTGCTTGTTCCCACCGACTTCAACAGAATCTTCAAGCCATGCGATGAGGTTTTGGAATAGGTCAATCAAAATCTCGTGAGCCAAATCAACATGCTCCGCAGTGACTACCCATGACTCATCAAGAATGGCCATGTGTACCGAGAAGATGCCCAAGTAATTTTCAATGGCGGGTGTAAAGGATGCTACAATCTCGGACATAGAAGGAGTCATGTCTCGCAACAGGTCGTACAACTCATCGGATGCTTGGTACAAAGCCGTTTCGTAATCATCGGTTGTGGTGAACATCTCCCACATATATTCCTGTACAATTTCTTCTTTCTCTTCATTGGAGGATTCAGTCCACTGCATAAAAGAAATCTCCGCCATGTTAAGTAGGCGGTCACGAATACGCTTTTCGGTGTTTTTGAAATAAGCGTACAAATCTTCTTTGGTGATTTCCGCTTTATCGGGTCGGTTAAAGAATGTACCAAGACGGCGATTGCTTACTTCTTGTCGCTCGTCCATGTCCCAGTGTCGGTAGTATAACAGGACACGCTGGAAAATACCCTTTGTGAGAACATAGTCCTTGACTCCTTTTGGTGGGTAAGTAGTAATCCATAAGGACACCAACGAGGGACACTCAACTTTGTTTCCCTTCATGTGCTTAACAAGCGTGTTGTTGCCGCTACCTACAGGGTTACAGGCTGTTTGAAGATACAACACCGTTTCTTGACTGTGCTTGTTAGGTGTAAGAAGAATAGACCCTTCATCAAAGTTAATGGCTTTACGCCCCGCAAGCAATCCCTCAATGGTTTCCACTTCACCTGTAGGCTTTCCATTGTCATCCACGACATTGTTTGTTGAACCAATCAGCCCTGCATCTGTACCCGATGCAAACAACTCAAAGGGAATCTCAGCCTCATTCATAATGTCGCTAATGAAGTTCCAAGCGATTGATTTTCCTGTACGAGAAGGTTGAATCCAAAATACATGCACTCGCAAATCAAGATGGGTGTCACCTGTAGGAAGGCGAATATACGGTAGGGTCGTTTGTCCTTGAATAAAGAAAAACGACAACAGACCCGGCATCTCGTTCTTCATTGAAGTTTGAGAGAAATGGTGAAGGTAAGCCTTCAAAATAGGGAATCGCTCAACGGCACGGTATTTATTCATTAACATGTAACTCATTCCCTTTCTCTTTGTTGGTTTAAATACTTTAACGACGAACCGTGCGTTCTTGGCGTACAGGCTCTTCGCTTGTTAGCACATCAACCAACATTTTTCTTCTCACTTCTCCAAGTCCTTTCACCTGTTTGATAGAGTCGGGAAAGCACATCTCTTCTATGCTTCCACATTTCTCAAGCAACTTCTCGGCTGTTTCCTGTCCGATACCCGGCACGGTCATGAGCATGTCAAGTCGTAGGTCGTTTGATGCTACACGGCGTACAGACTGTGCACCATGCTTACTGGCTGGTTTATGCAATTTACCATGTAATCGCACAATGAAAGATGCGGCTTCACTTACATTGTTGCAGTAAAATACTTGACAATCAAAATCAGCCATCAAGCGTGCTATTGTACCCATCAATTCATTTTGTACCTTAGAATAAGAGACATTTGTTTTACCATTACTTTTTGCCATGGCTATGTGTTTGGCTATGTCACCGTGTACAACAAGAAAGAAACGCTCATAATTTGCATCCATGTTGTCAAGTTGCCGCCATAAGTGGCCGCTGTGACTTGACTGAAACAAGTCACCAATACTCTTAGCCTCAACACATGCCCCGCCCAACTGGTAGTCCCCCACTACCAATGGCTGGCGAACCACTGTCAGCCCTGCATTAGCGGCCTTGCGCTCAACAGATTCGCAAAGCAAGCCACGCTCGTTACTATCAATTATCAACTGGGGTTTCATTTTTTCAGCCTCCACATGCCTTCTTCTTCTGCTACTACATTGGGCAATGATGAGAGAATTACACCCAAGTGTTGGCGTGTAGGACATCGCTTGAGAGATAATACACCTTCGTACAATTCCTCAATTGAAAGCATTGTATCTGCATTTTGCAACATTTTCATCAATCTATTTACAATCCATTTATTCCTCATTTAATTCACTCCTGTACCATCGTAATACTTGCACTTACCCATACAGAAGCCTTCGGTATATAGCGTTGAACATGTCGCATGTGAGTAACCTGTCATAACAATGCTTCTTACTTGCTCTTCTGTTTTCTCGTATCGGTAGTCCACCCATTCCTGCTGTTCACAGATGCTCACGATACTTCGTATATGCTCCTCCTTCTCTTCGTTCCCAACTCGCCAAGCGGGAAAGAACATGCGAAACCTGTCAGCCAAGTAGGAGGCAAAGTGGTATCTCGCACGGTGGGGAGGGTTGCCCCCACCCATCGCCGCTTGCGACAAACAAGGAAGAATGTGAATGTCATTTAACGATACCGTAGGCAAATCCACAGGCTTGAGGTCATAGTTCTCAGCGAACTTATTCTCAATTAGATTCATGAGTAATTTGTTTTCGCCGTGGGCGATGTACCCACTGTGTGACTCCATCCCCCTGTTCATGAAATCGTCAAAGGTAAAGGTCATGATTTCTTCACTGGTCAAAGGAAATGACCACACGCCACGCTTAGCATTGTACGAGTTGGGTATGCGAATCATACCGCTGGTGTCAAACATCACGGTAGGGTCGTTACAGTTCAACGGCCCGATTTCCTTTTCCCATGATTTAATTAGCACCCGCCCCGACTGTTTGATACGAGATACTTCTCCCCCGCTTTTCGGTGTGAGAGATTCGGAAAGCGGAATCCAAACATGGAAACCGCCGCCGCTAAACCACACATAGTGAAGGGTGTTGTTGCTCAACAGGAATTGGTGAAGTCGCTTCACTTCTTCATGCGGTACATCAAACGCTACCTCAGCCCCACGATTGTTGAAATCCTTGCAATCAAAGTCCATCACGAAGTGGTGTATGAGTGGTGTGTTGTAGTCCACTCGGTGGTGCTTCGGTGCTTGGGTTGCTGTGTAGCCATAGGCTGTGAAATACACATTGCCGCTACCGTTTTTACCCCGCCAATAGGATTCTAATTCATCAGCGTTTTTTACTATGCGCCGCCAACCTTTCTCGCCAGTGCTTGATAACTCAAGCACCTCACGAGGATAATCAATGGGCACGAATGGCACACTGCTCACCGCTTGCTGAAAATATAATCATCCAAATCCTTAATCAGCATTTCATGTGTTTTTGCAATTTTATCTTCTTGCAATTGGCGAGTGTGAACAGTATAAATAATGTCCATCTTTCCAACATTTTGCTTAATGTCACCCACTCCTACATCTATGAACTCATCAAGAGTGGTTTGCCTGTACACCTGCCGAATAAACGGCACACGGTTAGGCAAGTTCCCACTACTTGATGCATGTACAAGGATGTTGTACTTGGCTTTGTCTTTCATGCTCAATTTATCGTTCAACACTTTTTCTAAAAGTATCACTGCGTTTCTCATCATTCTCCCTCCATTATCTCATCAAGGAAATCATCAGTTAGCGACCAAAAAGAACAATGTTCTTTGAAGTCGCACCACGAGCACTTTAGTGCATTGCGTTCCAACATTTCCTCAAGAGTTTCTTCATCATGCAATTTTTGTTTCATCCACGGGTCGGGCGGAAAGTCCATTTCAATATGCGCCTTTACCAACTTCTGTAATGCTTTCTCAACAGATGCCATGGCCGTAGGTCGCTCGTTTTCATAATGGATAGTAGGCCCATCTCCACCATTGATGCCCCCACCGGGGAACTCCCATCCCCAATGAGATATAGGAAGGTACTCATCGTGTTTGCTATGTTCCAGCATCATCTTGTAAAATGCCATTTCTTTTCGCATACTACCGGGTTTGCCTCGTGCGTTGTATTTGCCACTCTTTAATTCCATCAATGCGAAAGAATCTTCATCGGCAAACAAAGTATCAATGAAACCATTGATGTGAATAGGTATGCCTTCACCATCCACCTCTACATAGCGGGTGGCGTGAATGTTAGCCTCAACCCCTACGGGTCGCCATTGCTTGCCACCCGTATGCAGAAGGCGTTGGAACTGCCACTCAGCCCACTGTGCAATCTGCTCATCCTCACCGTAGATGTACGGTTCGGGTGGCTGAGGAATAGCACTGAAGAAAACCTCTCGTGCTTCTCGTGGTTTGTTCTCAACATGCACTAATTCCAAGACACGCTCTTCTTGCTCCTTGGTGAAGTTCGCCCAAAACCACTCCATCATATCGTGGACATTCAGCCCACGAATATGGTGGTCTTGTTGCTCGCCTTGCAAGCCCTTGAACTTCTCAAGGTAGTATTGTTCGGGACACCAGCCGAAAGTGCCGAGGCTTGACTTGGTGACCCGCAGTTTCTTGTCGGGTGTAAGGGTTGGATTCCACGCATAGGTACTCATGCGGTAGGACTCAGCCTCTTCCTCGTGGCCTGTCTCAGCGAGGTAGTCGTCAATGGACGGGCGACTATCATCGCCGTTGGGGTTCCACCTCATTCAGCCCACCACCGATTAGAGTTATCCCCGTTAGCAAAATCAAAAGAATCTCTCTCCCTTTTATTTGCAATAGTTGTATAACTGAACCACGCATAGTTGTACTTCCAATCTGTCTCAATATGTTGCGTCACAACCACCAACTCAAAATAGTCATTTTTCTTATTTTTCAAAATTGCTAAATCCCCCATTGCACACGAACTTGGTAAGTAGGCATAAAACTCACCGTCACTATGCTTCCTCCATTTCCCAATAAAAAATCTCTTATGTTTATCACGAATCTCTTCTTCTAACATCTCTTCTGCGTGTTTTACCTGTTGCCTAACTGAAGTTAATTTACTACGAATGATTTTGAGGTCTTTTTCTTTTTCAGTTATTCGCTTCAATATATTCGCATGGTGTACCTTCATCAATTGCTGATATACAGCATCGTATAGAGTGATGGCGATGAAAAACGGGTTATTCATTTGTTCTTCTTTCCAGTCAGTAATTTTTATTTCGCAGATATTCTTCTTACCATAAGCGTCAATCTTCTCCTTTGTGCAAGGTGATGTGTCACACACTTCAATCGCTAAATAACACATTTTTCTTCCACTGTGCCACTTAAGAATCACATCGGGTATGTGCCCTTTGAACTTCTTTTCCATTTCAACGGACAACGATTTGTTTGTAAGTGGATGCAAACGCTCAAGGTTATTTTGAAGAAACGAATACATTGTTTCTTTGATGTACAAATGTCGTTGGCCCTCACCCGTACAAGAGAAATCGGCCTTGTGAGCGAAGTGGTGTCGGTTGATGTCGCCCTTTTTGGGTATCATGATGCCCTTGCACTCCAAGCATTCGTACTGCTCGCCTCGCTTAGCCTCATTGATGGTAACACGGCTTTCGCCCACGCTATCATACGCTACCCAAAATTGGACTTCACTCATTCTTCTTCACCACTCAAGATGTGTTGTTCCAATTGATTCAACGCTTGGCGCAACCAATTGATGTCATCCAATGTCAAGTCCGTGAACTCAAGTTGGTAATCCCGCATGTGAACGGTAGCCGTCTTAATCGTATTCATTCCTTCACCTCTTCAATCAAGCGTTGAACATATACGGCGGCATCCATCAGTTCTTCTTGTAGGTGAGTAAGCCACTCAATGAGGGAAAGGTCGCCACGCTCCATCGTCACGCCATACTTGGCCTTGCCGACCTCAGCCCGTTGCTGAATCTTGGCGCATACTTCATCTTCAATTCTGCTCATTCTTTTCATCCTCGTTTAAAAGTACATAAGTTACATCAGCATTACAATTAGAACATGACAATGTAGCAACTATGCCATCACCCTCATAACCGTAATCTTCCGCATCAAAGTCAGCACCCCAAATCAGTTTTCCACCACAAAGCCAACATACATCTCTTCTCATTCTTCTTCACCTCGTTCTTCGTGCATAGCCCCAGTACCGTTCCACCACAAATCAAGTTTTATTCCCCCTCGGATATATAACATGAAATCTTTCTCTTCTTCATCCAAATTAACACACGAAGGACAAGATGAAAGATGTTCCTCAAGCCATTTTAACATACGAGGATAACAACCACAATCTGCCTCAAAAGCACCCGGCCCGTGCTCAGCATGAAACTCACAATGCCAAGGGAAATTAGCACTCATTCTTCCTCATCTCCGTACAATCGTTTCGCTTGCTCGTAGTACCCCTCAATGATACGCTCTTCCTCTTGCGTTCTCAATCGTTTAAACAGTCTGTCCCAAAATCCCATTTCAATTCCCCACATCAACATATGTAGTAAGTACAGTTTTGTGTTGTGCACTTGACTCTTCCCAGTATTGAATGTTAAAATCATTAAGCAATGGCTTCCAATGTTCGTTAAATTGTTTCTTTGCATTAGCCAGCACATTTTTCGCAAACACAACACCGTGTGTGGCACCAACTGTCACCATGTAACCAACGAGTTGATTCATGTCTTGAGCATTGAAGTTACCCTTTTTAACCTCAAAAACATACAAAGTGTCACCACTGTATGCTGTAACATCCATACTGAGGTTTGTATCTGTGGACTCTTCTGTTTTTACATCAGTCCATATCTTTTCACCATTCGGTAAGACCTGTGATTCAAGGTAATTGGCTAAACCATCACGAATGAGAGATTCACTGAGGTTATCGTAATCATCTTCGTTTTCGGGTGGATTGAAGAAAGAAGTAATTTTGGCATCTTTGATTGCTTCCGCAATGGCCTTTTTCATTTCGTACCATTCATCGGTTTGTTGGATATTGTCTTTCTTTGGAGTAGTAGGCAAGTGTCCTTCTTTAACAACGAGTTGTCCGACAAGTCCATTCAATGAGGTGTGATTCTTTGCTCGCCATACGGTTAGTGGTTCGTACTCACGGTGCATAATAACTCGGTCATTTTGTACGACATCAATACCACCTCCATAACTTTGTCTCGCCCACACCCCCTCATAATCTTCGGGACTCATTCCAATGGTAAGTTCTGCAACAACATTTTGCGTTGCTACTTCAGTTTTGAGAAGATGAACATTGGTAAGCGTTGTAGGGTGAAAGTATGGTGGAGTGATTGCTGGCACTGTAATGGATGTTGGATTACCCTTTGCATCTTTGATTACTTTATTACTAATCAAATCAACTTCGTTAATGACGATTTTACCTCCCCCGTTGATAAAGTTAGCATAGCGTACACCGAGTGAATCTCGCAGGCTATTTACCCGTTTTGCCGCAAAGACATTCAACAAAACATTCATCACAATTTTTGTGCCTGTTGAATCGGGAACAGAAATGTCGTCATCAATGTGTAAATTGTTTCCTTCGTAACCAACGATTGCGTATGAATCCACTCCATCGTAAGAGAAGATTTTGTCCAATCCTTTGGAAATATCGGTATCGCCAAAGTATGCGATGGCACTTTTCATTCCCACACCGTGTTCATGAATGCCTTGATTTGTCCTCGCACCAACACTCAATGCAACGGCACAATCCTCAAGAGAAATGCCACACCCGTCATCAATCACTGAGATTTTCTTGATACTTCGTTGTCCTTGATTGTCCACCAACAAATTGACAGAAATGTTCTTCGCTGTCACGATGGCGTTATCCACCAACTCGTGCAATGCCGAAGTGAATGTAAATCCACTCTTGGACATTGTATTTGCCATCAATTCGTTGTTGCTCTCCATTTGCAGTGTTCTTTTTCCCATTGTTCTCACCATAGTTTTCTCGGCACTCGGCGTGCCGTCAGCCTTTCCAAATCCCAGTCAAGTGTTTCATACACCGACTTCAATTTATCATGAATCCATTTTTGTACAATGGTCGCCCAATCAATTCCATACTCACTGAGTTGTCGCTCATCATCATACGCAATCACATTACAGAACGGTTGACCTTCGGGTACATCATCAATGAATACCCATTGTACACTGTCATTCTTCTTGTAGTCCGTACCAAGATATTCGTTGGAATATCGTGCCGCTTTCGCAGGGTTAGGCACTACCACACCGTATTCATCCAAGTCCTTCTTGACAGCACCATAAGATGAGGCATCCGTAGCAGGTCGCTTACCCATGTACACCTCACGAATAGCAGGACGAATCTCGTTAAAGATTTCATCTTCTTCATTCCCAGTAGAAATCATATGGAATACTTTGCCCAGTAATTCTTTTGTCAGCGGAGGTGCATTTGAAGCCTTGATGGAGAAACCTGTCACCTTCATGTCACCCGCATCTTCGGGAGGCCACGACTTAATACCGAAGTTACGGTTCTTCACATTGGCCGTAAACCAGTACGGGAAGAAAGCCTCCAACTCCACATCAAGATATTTTAACCCCATTTCATTTTGTGCAATACCACTGAGTCGTTGAGCCACAACTTCAGCCTCGTCTAAAGGCACTTGAATGTAGCACGAATCGGTGTGACCAGCCAACCCACGATACCCCATTTCTTCGCTACGCTCCACCAGCATACTGATAGACTCACGGCCAAGATAGGTAATAGATTGAGCAATCTCATAACTGCTCCACTGTCCACGAACCTTACGGCTTCCCACCATACCGTACACAGCATTCACAGCGACCTTGACGGCCATCTGTAACATGTTGTAGCCTAACTTTTCATCGGGGTCGGTTGCCGCCTTCATTAACCCCTTGTAGTGCTTACGAAGAGCGAGCATGTCCTTGACAACCTTCGGAAGCAAACCCTCCTTATCTTGTCGCCAATGGAACACACCACCCGTACCGGGAATGTAGTTACCCTTATCATCCATCTTAGGGGGTATGTCAAGCGTGAGAACATTCGGCCCCGCTTGGTCAGTCAGCGTTGTCCAGCATAAGTTGGCTGAGAGAATAATGTTAGGGTATAGAGATGCGAAGTCCACCAGTGCCACATTCTCATGACGACCAGCGACGGGAGGCATAACCCATGCGGCCTGTAGTTCGGGTCTGTCCTCAATGTAAGAAGTAGGTGCTTTGAGATTTGTTTTACGACCAATCAAACCACGGAAGTAGCGGCTCACATTGTGTGTGCTACCGAACTGTACACCAGCAACTTGTTGTAGCGCAATGTGAAAATCAGTGCAGTTGAGTTTGTTATCAATGTCACGAAGCAAGGTGGTATCAACTAAACAGTAATCCACAAAGTCATCGTAGTATTCAGCCCAACCATTGTGTACGGTCATGCCATCTATTTCATCAGTAAGTTTGTGGCCCAATCCAAGTTCAGTAGCGAACCAATTCAACTTGCGTTGTTGTGCTTTGCCACGCCCACTCTTTTGCCACACGCCTTCAAAGCCACTGCCTTCTTCCCACCGTGCCGCTGTGTCAAAGACCAGTCGCCCCTTGATAGGCTGAGCCGTAGTCTTGTAACCCGACCCGTCCTTTTTAGGTGCAAGGAAGATACCGAGGGGTGACATGTCGTGGCGCAAAGCACCCAATCGGTCATGTAATTTCGGCAGGTCAGCCCACCCACCAGCGTGAGCAATCAACATATCGGGGTCGCACTCCTTGAGATGTTCAAGGAAACCAATGAGCATCTTGTCCTCATTGGGATAGGTACGCAACTCGTACCCTTCGTAGCGGTCAATCCACTCGGTCTTGGTAATAGTGTCACGAATAGAGTCTTGACTCCAAGCAAACACAACATTGTGTTCAGCGTGCGTATCGGCCACGGCCATGACCGTGATGGCACCTTCGCCTGTTGTTTGCCACTCCAAGTCGTAATACCACTTGCGTGGGTGAAACTCCGGCAATTTGTCGGGGTAATTGGTGAGAAGGATTTGGTCAAGATAATTTAAGTCAGCCTCGTATGTCCACTTACCAACCAACTCTTTAATTTCCCACAATACATTAGGGTCATTCACTTCAACTTTCCACAACTCACCACCGTCAAGTCCAGTGGCTACCTCGTTCTTATTGATGCGAGCATGGAGGTTGCTAAGGCGGTTGATAACCCAAGTGGGAGCATTTTGCCGCAACCAACAGAAGGGGTACACATACCCCTCATCCTCGTGGGTGATGTAGCGTTCTTTCAACACCCCGTCAGCCCCACGGGTACGCTCGTAGATGGTGAGCGGTTCGTAGGGGTCGTTGGAGATGAAGTCAATAATCATCATACATCACTCTCGTTTACAATCATCAGTAAAGTATTCTGTTGCTCAAAGATAACCAATGTACTGTCACCCATGTGAAGGCGTGCTTCACCTTCGTCAAGGAACTGCAAGCAAGTAGGAAGCCAGTCGCCAAAGTAAGTCTCTACCGTAGCGTTTGGCCCATCGCTGTCAAGGGCGGGTAGCGTGGTGAACAAGCGACCCGTAGCGGCTTTACCGGCAACAATACCGAACTCATTTTCACCACAGTGAATACGCATTTTGTACAATGAGTCATCAGCAAGCAAGCCCTTCATGCCAGCAAGGGAAATCAAATCATTGGTTTTGAGTGTAGCGTGTACGATTAGTTCATCTTCACCAAAACTACTCCATCCATTTGCTGATGATTTTTCAAGGAGGTTACGCACTACTACGGTCTTGGCCGCTGAGAGGATGTCGTCAGTGCTTGGTAGTTGCAACTTGTTGCCCCCCGCCTCCATATGAAGGGGCTTCGTTTCTTCGGCTTGTCGCAGTGTAACAGAAGTCTGCTTGCTGGCTTTGAGGAAAGCAATTGCTTTCTCAAGTAAAGCGATGTGGATGAACCCTTCTTCCTCAACGGAAGCACCCACAAGTTGCTTTCGTAGGTAGTAGGTAGAGAAGCCCACTTCAACCGTAAGACGATTGCCTGCACAACTCATGCGAACATCAGTTACCCCCTTACCAAAAAAGGTAAGGAAGTCCAGCAAGTCTTTTCTGTTAATCGTTATTTTTGTCATCAATATCACCTCGTAAGAGAGGGGAACGAAAGGAGGTACCCCTACCCCCATTGGCGGTCACAAGGAGTGTGAATGTAACCAGCAAACCTTTTCCGTTCATTACCTGCCTAAAACCTCTCTCAGTTACGGGATGCAACGAGTATCACAAACTCCCATTGTACAGTTCGGGCAAGCCAAACCATTCGGGTTGTCCATTAGGACGAGTCACAAATACAGTGCGTGACTGGTCTTGAAGTTCGGGATTTGTCTTACACTTCTTGAATCGTGCCCTGTATTCTGTTTTAATCAATTCATTCTCATCGTCGTAGTGTTCTTCCTGTTCCATCCAAATGATGGTAGGAAGGTAGTTGTTGGTTTTCTTCTCCCATTCGGGTTGCCACGATGTTTTGTTGCTATCGTCAGCACCGTAAGAGAAGTTCGTAGCACGCAAGTGAGTTTCCCAAAACACACGAACACCCGCACGCACGAGGCTACGGGACAAAGCCGTGAGTTGGTGAAACCGAGTGTTGCGAATTGCCCAGTCGGACTGTCGCTCCACACGCTTTGCATCACCAGCACCACGAATGTCAGCCGACTCAATACCATCTTTGGCCAGCCCCAAGTCAATGATTCGCATGTTATTGGTACAAATCTCCAACCATGAATCAAGACCACTCACCAACACACCCCATACATGCGCCCCTTCATTCTCCACTTGGTGGAGGATGTAGCGCATAATTTTCATCACTCGGTCATGAGTACCGGGGTAGTCGTAGGCCGTGCGGTCATTGATACCCATTTGCCATGGCTTCCAAGAAATGATGTTGGGGTTGTTGTTTACTGCTGAATTAAGCATGGCAACACCCATGTCAAAATCAATAGCGTGCATGGAAGCATCGGGATGTGTCTTGAGGTATTCTCCGAAAGCGTGGGTGACAATGCCCGACTTACCCGTACCATCAAAACCAGCAATCCCAACGAACATGTGTTGAATCTCTTGTTCAATCATCTTCGCTTCTTCTGCTCGCATGTCAGCGAACATGTCTCCACCTGTCATGGTGGTGACAACCATGGATGGCTGTGCTTGCTCTTCTTTCAATTCCTTTTGTGCATTCGCTGTTTGTCCAAATCCTGCCATGTTTCTTCACCTCAGTTGAATTGCTCCGTACCAGTGTCCCCGCCAGTCATACGGCGGCGAGAGCGGCGTGGGTCGGCATAGACACCGAACACCGTCAGTTTGGGAGTAGTAAGACCATCTCGTGCTTTCAAACCAATACGACCAAACACGAATACGGTTGAGCGTTCAGCATAGGGGAAAGAGTCCTCGCCCCAATGAGCCACGAATGGTTGAGAACACTTGCCGACGGCACCGGGCACCCAACAATCAATATCACCACTCACACTGCTTGAGAGGGTCAAGTTGTAATTGTGTCCCTCTTCGTCGTAATCGCTTTCACGAGCCTCAGTGCTCATGCGTGTAACCGTTCCTTTGGTGATAACCAATGGGCCGTAGGAACGCCGCTCTCCACCAGCGTCATAGAATTGCTTACGCTCTTCGTATGCTTCCTCCAAGGAATCAACAGGGACATACAACTCATGGAAGTCGGGGTTCGTCCAAAAGCGAGAAGGGTGCAACAGGGGTCGCAACTCTTCGTTTACGAACTCGTCAGTGTAGTTTACTTCAAAGTCCGAGTAAATGCTAAGGACATCGCTAAAAGCATCACTTGCTCCATCACGAGGAGGAACAACGGGTATCTTACAAGGGCGACCAATGGTGAGGTTGTGATACACATGTTCACCAGTGAGGTCAACACGCCACAGTGCAATGTTACCATTCTTCACGAAGTCCTCTTCTTCCCCACCAAGGAAGTATGCGTAGCGACCCATCTTCTTGGATGGAGCCGCCTTGTTGTCGTAGGTAGTAAGACAAACCCACATGTTCTCGTGCTTGATGCCGTGAGGTGGGGTAGGATTTTCCTCAATAGAAAGGCCCGTGCTCTCAGTACCCTCTTTGGTGGTCAAGTTCCATACGCCATCGTTCTTGGAATACACGCCAAGGCGACCACTACTGATGGCCTCTTCGGGGTCATCCTTGAACAACTTGAGATTGGCTCGCACAATGTTAGCGAGTCGGTCAGCCTTCTTGTCAGCCACACCGAGGAAACACCCAACCCAAGTTTGTAACTTGCTGTTACCGCCACCGCTTGCACGGCGTGTTTCAACGACAAGTTGTTCAGCCCAATCAATGAGCAAATCCTCATCTTCGCTTGTGGGGTCTGCGGAATACTCCTTACACATGGTAATGAAATCATCCACGACTTCATTCAGTTTCTTACCCACTCGCTCGGCATATGCTTTCAGTCTGTCAATGACACCGCTTGGTAGTCCAGCATTGGCGTTGCTTTCGGATGCCGCTCCGAAGCCATTGCCTGCACTGTTCTCGTCAATGTCACCGTATTCATCATCGTTTTCCCATGTACTCATGTTTTCACCTCAATTTGTTTTTTCAATCGTGCGACAAGGACATCCACATAGGATTCTCCCGAACCGCCCCATTCATAGACATACTTCATCATTTCACCCCACACCTCCATTATCGCAAAGGTGGTGTCAGCATCGTTTTCAAAATGCTTCCGAATGGCATGATGAAAGTTGTTCATGAAGTGCAACTTATCGCCCGATGAATGTAATACTTCAATGAGGTACTCTCGCAACTCGTTCCACTTGTTGCTAATGGCGAAGTCCCACCACTCGTCCTCAGTTTGTTTGACCGTGAATTGTTTAATAGCATCAGCCGTTTTGGGGATGCGCTCAAGGGAGGCAACCGCCGCTCGCAGGTCGCCGCCGTGATATTCAACAACATCACCGTAGTATGGCTCCCAATCCACTGGGACACCACACGACTCGGTGAGCCGTGTAAGGTGAGATGCACCATGCTCGGCTGAAACTCGGTGGAATACATAGACCGTACACCTACTCTTGATTGCAGGGCGGATTTTGTCAGCATAGTTGGCGGTAAGGATGAAGAGTACCTTTGAGGCATACTTTTCCATGATACCTCGCATAGCGTCTTGCGCTTGACTGGTGAGGCCGTCTGCCTCGTCAAGCACTACCACCTTCCGCTTTGTACCGATACCGCTTAGTCGTGCGAAGTTCTTCACTTCCTCTCGGATGTGAGAGATACCCCTGTCGTCACTGGCGTTTGTCCACATTACATTCATGTCATTGTAAGCACCACCGAGCATGGTGCGAGAAATAGCATTGGCGGCACTGGTCTTGCCTGTGCCGGGTTCTCCGATAAAGAGCAAGGCTGAGGGGTACTCCCCCGACCTCTCCCACTCTTCGGCATCCATTACGAACTGGTCATTACCCACCACTTGGGATGGGTGAACAGGCCGCAACACTTCGTTCCATGACATTTCTTCTCAACCCCTTTCTCTTTGTTGGTTTAAATACTCCTCACCAAATCAAGCGTTCACTTCGCTATCCCACTCATTACCCTTAGCCAAGTTGTCAGCGGCCCACAAGGGTTGTAGGTTCTCCAACGCCCAACATTTCTTGAAGTCCTCACATTCCGTGGTCGTGAAGTTGAACGATGATACAGGTCGGATGTGGTCTATGTGCCACTTGCCTATGTTGTCCCATGAGTACCCATTTTCTTCCGTGAAGTATGACTCAAAGTGGGCACGCAATTCATCGGGTGTGAAATCAAGTGCTTCAAATGTTGACTTACTTTTTCCACCCTTGAGTGATTTACGAATACCTCTCCGAAAACGATTACTCAGTATGTTGGATGGTTTGTTCCGCCTCTTCAATTCTGCAACTTTACGACAAGAATGTGTACAATATCTCTCATATCGCATTCGTCTAAATGGAGTCCCACACTCTTCGCAATCAACAATTACAGGGTTGTTTTCTCTTCTGCTTTTTTGAGCAAGCCTTCGCTTCTTTCTGTAGGTAGGGTCTTGCATTTTCTTAGCGTGATTCTTTCTAAAATACTCAGTGTAGTCGTTTTCCTTCCTGTGTTGTTCTTGATATGCTTTCAAATGTACTTCCCCACAGGGGTTGCAATGTTTCTTTTGATGGTAATTTCTTGTAGTGGTTTTCAGTTGTACATTACATGACACACAATACTTTGGATTTCGTTTTTGCCGTTCACGAACTTCTTTTCTTGCTTTAGCACACTCTCTTTCACTATTTACCTTCTTAACACAAACATCACCGCAATACTTCGTTTTGTATTTGTCAGTAATGAGCGTTCCGCAAACGAGGCAATACCTATCTTTTCGCTCTCGCTTTCTTTTGGCACGGCTACGGAAGATGTGCCCACAACGCTCACTGCAATACTGCTTGTCTTTTCTTGAGGGTGTAAATGAAATGCCACACTGCTTACATGTCTTTTTCATTCCAATCCCTCACAGAATGCGTCCCATGCCTCAGCCCAATACATGAACTTCTTCCAGTTCCTACCTATCTTGACTTTGCGCCGTGTACCATCATCTCGCCACAGCGTCTTGGGTATAGGATTCTCTTGTAACCAACGAATCTTTTTGATGGTGTTAAGGTCGGTTTGTTTCATCAGTGAATGAAAAGGCTCCAAGACTTCTAACAGTCTGTTGAGTTTGTCACCGTGGAGTTGAGCAGTTTCCATGAAGGTAAAGCCGTTGGCTTGCGCCCACACTTCCATACACTTCAACTGCTCATCGGTACAAGTTTTCCTCGGTTTAGCGAACATGATTATTTTGAAGCCGTAGGCAACAGGGCTTCTTACAACCATAGCGTTGTATTGAATGTGGGTTAATGCAAGTCCAAGCCCGACCCATTCAAGATTCATCTTCTCCACCTACAATCGCAAAGTAATCCAGTATGTCATCCACATCATCCATACCCATGTTGTCCTCTACTTCAACGAACTTCATGTGCCACTCTTCATTGGGTGTCCAAGTGTATTTGAACTTAGCAACTAAACAATCATTCACAGGATGAAAAGCGTGGCGAATGTTAGCATTCACCCCACGCCGCCTCAGCGCATTGTCCAGTGCAAATGGTAGTTCATTCATGGTGTGCGTTGTTGTTTCAACAACCTCGCCAGCATCATTAAAACCGATAACAAGTTCATAGCCTCCTTTGTTCAAATTGCGTATCGTCATTACTTGTGCATACAATACATTGGTTCCTTTCGTCAGCAAATAAAACGCCAATTTTTTGGGTTCTTTATATGCACTCTCTATTTCATGAGCGATTAAAAATCCACCCTTGGCGTATGAATCCAATAGTACCTGTGATTCATACCAAAGAAAGTTTTCAGTCATTGGATTTTTATACGATGAAAAGGGTAAGTTGACATTTGCTGAGTGGTTATATCCGGTGTCCAACGGGTTTCTCCACATCCAACATTCCACATTACTGTCAAGCATAGGTGTCAGTTCGGTGTTCAGTGTACCGTTTCGGTTACGCACGATGCCTCCGCCAATGTACTTCAGCGTACCACAATCGGTCACGAACCACCATTGGTCGGGTACACCACCCTCCCAAGGTTCTAATCGCTTGAATGGCTTGATGTCATTGGTCACTTTGAGTTTATCAAATATAACCGAAAGGTGAACATCAAAAGAATAATCCCCATTTAATTTACTGTGTAATTTAAGCCACTTGAGAAAGCGATTGCGTTGGGGTTTCCAATAATACTCTGTAGCCCACTTCCAAATAAGGTATGATTCTTCAACGCTCATAGAGCGACAGAAAGGAAGAATCCAATTCTTGTTGAGATGAGCATTACGCATAACTTCGGTGGCTTGCAAGAGTGTGAACTCACTTGACTCTTCACGAGCCTCCATTATCAACCCCTCAATGAAAGGAGTATCGCCTAACACATCAAGCAACCGCTCAAGCATCACACCGCATTCATTAGCCAATTCCACTTTCAGCATGTGCTGAGAAATAGAAAGTCTATCCTTACTGTTGATGAACTCCCAAAGTTCTTCACACTCTTGCTTGGTAATTTGTTTTACCCGCAATCGTTTTGGCATTCGGGAGAGCAGTTCAGTTGCTCTCGCTAAAGTTAGCATGTGCTCACTCTTCTTCATTATTTATGGTTTTCATCAAACAACTTATGCCCCACAACCACGGTGGTACTCTATCCTCACCACGGAACTTGCCCATGACCGTCACGGTACGGTTGGTGTAACCTTCGTCAAACATACCGCTATCAGCGAAGTCTTTGAGTTGTTCCCTTGTAAGAGCAACATACTCCTTGTCTCCGTTGCGCCAACGCATGAACTCATCATCACCGGCCAACAAGTGGAAATCATCGGGGTCAATTGTTAGGTCATTACCACAGGAAATACACCCAAGAACAACACGCCACAAATCAATCGGCGTAGTGCCACCGTTACTTGTTTCAGCATCAATTGTTTCCACATACTCATAAACCGATGAAGAGAAGTCGTTATTCGCCAGTGGAAAGCCACACTCACAAGTCCACGACTGAGCGACCTCCTGCTTCGCACGGAAGTTCATTTCGGCTTGCGCCATGGGGTCAATCGGTGGTGTCACCATTTCCAACCCATCGGGCTTCTCCACGGTGTAGCCACACGCTTCCATAAGGAGCGTGAACTTCTCGTGGTGTTCTTGAGCCAGCGGGTGGTTGAGCATGAAGATGAGTGCGTAACTTGTCTCGCTCATCTTACGGTACTGCACGCCGCTGTTATCGGGCGACCACACGCTATCCACTGGCATTTTACTAAAATGCTCGTTGCCCCATGTTATCAATTCTTCACTCGGTTGCCATTCCATTGACCTCACCACTTACCTCTCCATTATCAAGTTGTTCATACATTCTTCTTTCCTTCCCACCATTCGGGCGGCTCATTCTTACCAGTCCAATTAAGGAGTCCATCGTAAATTGCACGGCGTACTCGCAGGATGCTACCGTGGTTTTCCCATTGGTCATTGTTACTACGCCGCACAAAGAGCATGATGTTGCACTCGTCCTTCATCTCAGCGTCAATTACTTCGGTCATGCTTAATCACTTTCCTCATTGTAACAGTCCCAACATGCGTAGAGTGGTTCTCGGTGAACATCCTCCGACAGTTCACCTGTTTCTTTCGCAAGGTGGACGGGAACCCAACACCCACAACACGCACACACAATGGTTGCCATCATTCATTCCCCGCTCTTCGTTGATTAAGCAACCATTCAATTTCTTCTCGGCATTCTTTACAGCACTCGTCCAAGTCGTCAGCACTGTCAAGGTCTTGCCACAGTTCGCACAGCAGGCATTCAGTTCCGTCATTCATTCTTCCCATGTTCATTTCTCCTTTAACATAGATTCAATTTGATTCCACAATGACAATCTGTATTGCCAGTCGTCGTCTTGGCACTCCTCCCAAATGTAGTTGTCAATCATGTGTTCGTTGATTGTGTTACAAATCTCTTTCTCCCACTTGCCGTATTGATGTGGGAACTTACCATCCTCCATCAACTCACAAAACGCATCAAACATTTCTTTGTCTGAATTGAATTGGTCGTACCACTCTTCAGTGATAGAGAACTTTCGTACAGGCTCGTAGTTGAAAGTGTAGGCATAGTCGGGAGCGTACTCCACAAAGGACAAGTCCCATCCTCCATCCAGCCTATCCCTCACGATGTCAAAGAACAAGTCTTTGCGCTGTTCAAGGTTCAGTTCTAAGGCACGCCTTCCCAAGTCTTTCTTTTCGGGTACATATTCTTCATTCATTTTCATTCCTCCAATCCATGTGTTCGTTAAGTAGCGTGCGGTTGTCCGTTCCGATAAACGGCTCCACAGTCATGTTGCCCGTATAGGGTCTTTCCCATACATCCTCTTCACCGTAAAAGAAAAAGGAACCTTCGGGGCTGTGTGGCGAGAAGTTGAAATTGTAATCACTGTGCTCCACATTCTCAAACGGCACACTGTCAAAGTCAAAGTCCCACTTCACCATGTAGAAATTATCATCATGCTTGCAGTAAAAAATCGCTTCGTACATCTCACTGCCGTAAGTGTTCGCTGTCATTTCCCAGTCCATCATTTTTATTTGTTGTTCCATGTCCATATTTATTCCTTTCACGCCGTCACCTCCACGCCTTGCCACCAGTCGGGGGCAGGTGTACCCTTCTCCCACTTGGCGAACTGCTTGGAATGGTAGTAGGCTCGGTATGCCTTGACCGCATCATCATCACGATATTCGTCGGGCATGGCTTGTGTAAATGGTGTGAGGTCACCTTTGATGATTGTTTGATACAACTTGTGCATTTGTCGTATAGGTTTCTCGCAAGAATGTACTTTACTGAATCGTGAAAGATATTCAAAGCACAACGCTTGTGCATGATTAGCCAACCATTGAAAGTTAGCACGATTATCTCCTGCCCATACGGTGCAAGGGTGATGAGCGTAGCCACCCTTGTAGGGTGTACCCGCTTTGGTCAGCGGCATCTGCTCATCAGTAGCACCATGTCGGCGCAGGGCTGAGGCCATCATTTGTGCGGCTTCAACGCACATCTTGGGCACATGTTTGTCGCAGTGCATCCGTGCGGCGATGATGGGGTCAGTGTGTAGTACGAAGATGTTCATTATACCGTCAACTCCAATGCCTTCACGAATGCCTTCTGCTTGGTGCGGGAGTAGGTACCGAAGAGTGCCGACTCCATGCGCTTCTCACTCACCTTACCGTTGGCCAGCGTGGTGAACTCGTGGTCAATGGCCTCGGTAACGGCGTTGTATGCCGCCCATGCCGTGCCTTCCATACCGTTGAGAGTGTTCTTCTCGTTGCCGAGCAAGCCCTTGACCGTGTTCAGTATGTTGGCTGAACGGGTCGTAAGGTCGCCCTTGTCATTGAAGGTGAGGTTGAGAGCGTCAATGAAATAAGACTCCATCTCATCCTCACTTAGTTTGACCTGCACCAACTCTTGAGCCAATTCACCCCACTCCTTGAAGTCCTTGTTCACCATACCCAAGACCCTGCGTGCCTCTTCCAAGCGGTCATAAATCTTGCCAGTGTGTCGCATGTTGTAACCACCTTGTCGGCCTTGCAGTGCCATGGTAAGCGTGTTTTGACAGACCACACGAATAGGTGTGAGGAAAATCTTCAGTGCTCCGCTACCATCGTGGCTGTTCACGATGAGGATATACTGGTCAATCTTATCCACGCCGTTGATGAGAATGCTGTCGGGCAACTTCGCAAGTACCCATACCTTCTCACCGTTACCCAATGCGCCTACGACCTCAATCTTGGCCTCTTGGGTTTGGGTTAGTTCGTCAAGAAAATCAAGCGTTGCTACATTTTGGAACACTTGATACACCCGCCCCACCGCAGTGCCACGATTGAGGGGAATCCAGTTGATACTCCCATCTTCGTTCTCATCCCTGCGGAACACACCGAAAGTATCGGGAACGACCTCCAACTCACCCGCTTCATTGCGATTGTAAAGTGGTCGCTTTTCAACCAACCAGTCAAGGTGTGCGTACTGCAACGCCTCGGTAGCGGTCATCAGTCCTTCTGCTTGTGTTCCCAGTGCGTGCCATGGGGTGTCGCCAGCCCATGCCGTCATGTATTGTCCGTTCTTTGTTTGTGCTAAATTGTGCATGTTTCTCATCTCCTTTCTCTTTGTTGGTTTAAATACTCCTCAACTATTTCCTCGTACAGTGGACGGCGGTATGGGATTTTGATAGCCCACTCCGCTTCCTGCGAAGGGCGAGCATCCACCATCGCAAGATGCGCTTGGTCGTGCTCATAGCCGAAGAGTCGTAATACTGCGTAAGCCACCCCGCCTGTACGGTCACGGCCATGAACGCAGTGCAAGAGGACATTCTTTCCATCCTCAATTAAATCCATGACGATACCCACTGCATGTGCCCAAATCTTGGGGTCATTGTTGTGCGCCCGAAAGTAGTAGTGGTGTCGCTCGTTCTTGTCCACCATGCTCCACTTAGGAGGGAAGCGGCACAGCGTGACCACCGTATGCTCTTTGCGTAGCGTGTCACGAAAGTCGTTGATGTCGCACATCGTCAGCGAGCCTTCGCCCAGTTTGATTGCTGTGTTCATTCCTCAGCCTCCCAATACACTGCGTCGTAAAATGATTCGGTGGGGTCTATAGCAATCCATTTCTTCGCCCCACAGAATAGGCATTTGTAGTCAAAAAGTCGGCATTGGCCGTGTGGATTGTCAGTGCCGACATGCTCCCAATCGTGCCTTTTGTCGCCGTAAATGCTTTCTTCACAGGTCTGCTCTCTTGCACTCATTCTTCCTCACCTCGGTAGTCTCGTCCGTATCGGTACATCGTGCGCCACACATCCAGTGCCGCATCATGGTAGCGGTCATCGTCAATCGTATTCTTGAAGTTGTCATAGGTCATGTGTTCAAGACGACGCACCAAGAAGCGAGCAACATCCTCTCGTAGCACATCAGCACGAAACGGATAATCAGCATCAGCGTTGGTGTACATCTCCTCATCGGGAAAGGTACGACGAATATGCTTGGGGTTGCGTGCCCGCACCAGTAGGTGGTCGGGCTTGTCACGGTGAGCAACGATGCTCAGCCAGCCTTCACTCAATGCAACCCACATCACTCATCACTCTCCGATTTACTCTTGCCGCTGTAGGTGTAGTTGGGATTGAGGTGGACAACTACCCGTGCGGGTTTGTTGCTGTAACTCTCATCAATCTCATAATCAATCAACATTTGAACATCCAACTTTCTCACCATGAGGTCAACCTCGTACAAGTCATTCGCAAGTTCCGTGCTGGTCGTCATTCGTAGTTTCAAATGGTGCTTGCTATTCAGCAACGCCTTAATGCTGTTCTCCAAATCTTTTTTGTCCTTAGCCCAAAAGGAAAAACTTTCCATTGTCAATGATAGCGTCATGCTTTCACCTCCAATTGTTTCCAGTGCTTCTTCGGCACACATCCCCGATGTAACACATCCAGTTGGTCTTTCTTTGGCATCAAATAGGCACAACTGCGACATGTCATAAGGTTACATTTGTCACATGATGTGACCACGATGTTTGTTCCGCATTCCGCACATACTTTCTTCGTCATTCTTCTTCATCTCCTTTGTTTTCTCGGTATTCTTGCCACTCGTCAAACAGGGTTTCCTGCTCAACAACAGCCTGTTGCTCCATCGTCATACCGCAACGAGGGCACTTGAATCGTAGGATGTAGGTGGTGGGGTCAGCGTTGATGTCTTGGTGCATCTCAACATACTGCCAAGGGTGTTCATGGCACGGCTCTTCGTACCCACTCTCTTTCCATTGGTTCAACCGTGCAATGCGACGGTTGAGGGCGGCCATCTCTTCTTTTAATTCATCAGCAATTTGTTTTTCTCGTGTCATGTCAGTTCCTCCGGTAGATGTAATAGGTCGTGCCATTGTAAGTGACTTCATTCTCCTCGTGGTCGTAGCCAGCAAGGAAGTGCCCTCGTCCATCGCATCTAACAGCGTCCTCAACGAACCAATCAAAGTCCTTTATCATCGCCGTGAGTGGCTCGTTTGCACCCTCACACATCTCCTGTATTTTCTTGATTGCATCAGCATCAACTCCTGTGTGTGCTTGTAGGAACGATGGGGTGAATGCCCACACCATCTCTTCAATCTCTTCCTTACAACGCTCGTCTGCTTGCTCGTCTGTGAGAACCAAGTAGTCCTCGTCATCAACCAATGACTGTGCTTCCTCAAAATCCTCAGCCGTAAAAGTGCCCTTGTCTTTGAGGTGGATGGCGAGAGCGATACCCTCAGCCGTCACACCCATCTCTTCTGTCACATTTATCCAAAGCGATGCTTTCAATTGTTCGTCATTCATATTATCCCATGCCATGTTCATTCCTCCTCAAACATCAGTAATTCACTGCCTTTGTGTAGGCATCAAACAAGTTGTCAATCCGTTCCTTCAACATACGGAACTTCGTCATGTCTGCCGTGATGGTGTAGCGGAAACCCGCTGGAAATGCTGGCTTGAAGCCACCGAGCCTTGGGTCGTTGTATTCAATGGCTTCATTAAGTGCCGCCACAACATCCTTCATCTCGTCAATCATACTTCGGATGCCGTCAAGCAATTCGTATTGCTCATCCGTCAGTTCGTCGTATTTTGTTTCTTTTTCAATCTTCACTTTCATGTTTCATTCCTCCTCAGCGTAGTCACATTTCTTCGTTGGTGTACCAGCGATGCCAGTAGTGTAACTCTCATCGTCGTAGTAGTATTCAATGTAATAAGCCTCACCGTGAGCGTACAGTTCGTACACCTTCATGTTGCCTAAGTCACCGACATGCTCATACCTACAGCGGTCATAGCAATCGTCGCAAAAGGAATCAATGTCCCTGTGCCAGTCAATCTCGTACCACGCTCCGCCAATCTTAATTCGTTTGCTCATCATGTTTTATCACCTTGCTTTCGCTAACCCCTTCCTCTTTGTTGGTTTAAATACTGTTCAAGTAATTTCAAGCCACTCGTCGTGCAACATCTTGTACTCGTTGTTGCATGATGTTACGGGTGGTAGGATTGCGTAGCACATTGAGTGCTTGGGTCATCGCATCTTCACCCCCGTATGTGTCAAATGAACGGCCAAGGTCAGCCTCGCTGATACCGGCCAGTTCGGGATTCTTGTCTCGTAGCGTGTCAAGTTCGCCAACCGTGGGGCTGAATGCTCCACCCTTCGGTGCGCCTTGGGCACGGAACGCCCCTGCGCCCCCTACATCAACATAGGAGAGTGTACCATCGGGACGGCGAATAACATTGTCTCGGCCTAAACCGAGCATGTCCCAGTTCGCAATCGTAGCGTGGGGAACGAAGTCCCTTTGCAGTTGACGAATATCTCTTGCTGATGGATTGAAGCCCATTTGTTGTCCCTCCTCCATTTGTGTCAGCATGAGTCCGTCTTGCATCTGTGCTTGTGGTACGGGTACGCCCAGTTCGTTGAGGTATCTGTTCATGTCAAACTCGTTTTGAATGTGTGCAGGACTGTTTCCACGCTTACCAACGAACTGCCCCATCGGTAGGTCGTAGCCTCGTGCCCCTGTACTGCCGCCCATGAAGCGTCCCTGCGGCCTGTTCTGCCGCAGGTATTGGAACGCTTGCTCAAAGGGCGACATGGTTAATGCATGGAGTCATTTTGTTTAACCGTTATTCTTCTTCACCATCCGTTTCATCTCCAAGTAGGCTCCCCCATTGGTCAGCCATTGCTTCAGCAATGCCTTGGAATGTGATACTGCGTGCTTTCATGCGTTCAAGTGGTGGCAACTTAATTGTGTCCATGTGCCACTTTGAGTCTGTGCCTTTACCGTTCTTGTACTGAACAATGTTCGGTTCAACGATGTCATTAGGCACAAGGCATGGTAGTCCTTTCAACCACAGCCCTGTCTTCTTACGCTCAGGGTCACCGAACTCGTATGGCTGAATGTATTGGTCGGGCTTACGGAATCTCGTGGACATGATACCCACAGGGTTCTCAACGGCTATCTTGGGAATGTCGGCTCTCATCAACTCCATGAAGAAAATAACCGCATGTTCCCTGTGCTGTCGCCTGTTTGGAAATCGTGGATGAGGTCTGCGCTCATCCATTGGTAGGTGTTTGTCATCGGGATGGTAATACCATTTGTTACCCGTAACTGTAAGATATGTACATGGTGGGTGTGCAATCATCAAGTCCCACCCCTTGTCAAGTACATCAAAGACATTGCATTGGTAATGATAGGGCGAATCGTCATCAGCAGGTAGTAGGTCGCACGACCAAGCATCATGACCCCTCGCTCGGAATGCTTCTCGCACTCGGCCACTAAACTCACAGGCTACAAGAACTTTCATTCTTCTTCACCATCCGTTTCATCAGCGAATAAATAGAGGCGCACCGTTGGAGGATAGGTATGCGTAGGTACGGGTGTGTCCAGCGTTCTATAGAATGACCAACCACGATTCATTGACCGCCCCATCTCGCCAACCTCAACCTCGGTGCATCGGTGAGACTCGGTGATTTGAAACCACTCCCCCATCACATTTTCAAGTATCAGCCATTTGTTCTGTCCAATTTCAAGTCTCCCTTTCATGTTTCATTCCTCCTCTTCAATGTCAGCGTTCCAGCATCGCCACCACCAATCAAGCCACAGTTCGTAAGCCAACTCGCTGGCTCGTTCTGCGAATACATCAGCGTACTGCTCCACGAAGTCAGTCCACTGCTTGTCAGTCACTTCGTTGTTGATGTCAAAGTTCTCTTTGCCCATCGCTTGCCACAGGTACTTGTCCTTCTCATCCCACCAACTCATCACACATCCCCCCAAGGACTATCATCATTCTCATACGGGAATGGTGCGTCAATGTGCGTGGGTGACATAGTTTCCAGCACCATCTCAACGGTCATGCCATTTTCATCAGCCATGTTCTGCAATAATTCCTTTGTCGTGTCAATGTAGGATTGTACAAACTCCGTGTTCAAAAAGATAAACGGCTCATCTTTGTCAATTAACTGAGCCTCCACCCCATCATGGTAAGCCATCAAGCATTCGGGTGTAGCATTTCCATCATCATCCACATACATGATTTCCTTATTTTGGAATCTAATGTGCCGAGCCGCACTATCAATTTGTACAGTGAAAGGCAACATGTATAACCATGTAATCGGTACTTTCGCTTCTTGAGCAATATCTTTCAAGAGCAAATAATTCACAATGTTCGGATTAACTGGGGGTGCGAGAATGAATCCGGCCTCCGACCAAAATGGTGAGAGGTGGATTTTTGTAGCACCGTTTCGCAAGATTTCATTGCGTGCGTTAATGAACAAGTTCACTGCATGAAACAATTCATCACTGATTGAAATAGGACTGGCCTCAATCATTTTTGATTGAAGAGTATTCATTTCATCCATCCAAGTCATTCACTCATCCTCCTGTAGTGATGCAACAAACCGTTGCTCGCCCTCATGATTGATGAGTAACCCATTGTCATCAAGAAAAGCAATGAGTTTACCAAAGCGTTGTGCTGGCAAGTCAGTGATGAACATACCTTCACTGTTGTTTTCTCCATGGGGTACAGCAACATGAAGTTGCACACCATCAGCATAAGCGTGTACACTCAACAAACCACGATAATACATTGGTGATGTATCGGATGTCAAGGATGGAAACAGTTTATGTTGATGCGAATTGTCATGTAACTCAGCAATTGCATCTGCTACAACAGGTGGAACAGTGAACTTATCTGCATACCCGTATTCACGATTTCCATTGTCAAGAGATTCTCCATACGCTTGTATGTGCATGAAGTTTTCTCCTGCGCTTCGTCTTACTTGAATGAATGCTTCTCCATCCACTCCAATTTCTTTCATTTCTTTCCATTCGTTATTCATTGTTCTTCACTCTCCTTTAATTTCAATATCAATCAATGTATATTCCGATTCGTTGTTCCATCCTGTAGCACGAAACCACTTACTCTCAAGCGCACGGCTGATGTCAGCAACCTCGTTTCCATACGAACCATAATCTTCACCAGCGTGCATGAACCATTGACCACCGCCAGTAAAACCACCACTTAGATGGGTTCGCCACATATCACCCCTTGCCCAATCTTGATACGAATGTTGTATCTCAGCAGAGATGCGCTCAAAGGCTTCAAAGCCATCCTCGTAGTCTCGGTCATCCCATCCACCGTCAAGCATGACATCCAACAATTTCGCATCCACTCCATCATGTCTATCAAAATCTTCAGCATACACCCATGTTTCTTCGGCAATCTTGTAGCACAGGTTGTCGCCAAACTCCCATCGCCCACCATCTTCGTTGACAAAGCCAGCATCGGCTAACTCTTGTTCAAGAAGTCGCTTCGGTGCTTCGTAGTCGGGCTTGCCGACAATGAAGAACGGGCCAGCAGTACAAACCGCACTACCCATCACTCATCACCTCTCACAATGTTCCACACCAAATCCTCAAAGGTGGGGTAGCGGGCACGCAAATCACTAAGAGGTGTGTCGTAAATCAAATCTTCAAGCACACTCATAATGTCGTCACGCTCCACATGGTTGTAGGATAGGATGTCGCCAAGGGGAATGTCCTCAATGGTTAGTCGGTTGGGTCGTTGTACTTTCTCCACCACGATGTCGGGTAGGGGCAACGCACCCTCAAGGAACGGTGCTTCAAACCTCGCATTCAACTCTTCTGTGGTCATTGTGGTCTTTTCAATAATGAAGTCGGGTCGCTTCGGGCCGTACAGTACACGCATCCTGCCCTTGCTGTCCTCGCCTCGTTTCTTGGACAACATACCAAAGCGTACTGCATCAGTAAGGTTAGACTGGAATCGTTGCCAGTCGCTTACACCTACACCTCGCTTGTCCACCAGTTGTTCCCATGCGTCTTTAGCACTGATGAAGTCACCGTACTGGGTAACCACTCTTGCCGCAAACACAGTCTTGCCTTCATTTTCCATTCGCTTCGTTTTAGCCATGTTTCTCATCTCCTTTCTCTTTGTTGGTTTAAATACTGTTCAGTTAATATGCTCTTAAGTAAATGGTTCGCTCTCCCGAACCATCAATCTTCGTAACCCGTTCTTTTCTAAAATGACCCGACACTCTCATGGTTGTTGCCAGTCTGTTCACATTTGGAATGTACATCAAGTTACCACCCTTGGCGGTACGCCATTCAATAAGCCTGTCCAACGCTTCTCTCGCTGATACCCTTTCGCCCACTTTAACGACTTGTAATAAACCCTTAAGGTTTCGTTCATCCATCAATTTCATTTCCCTCACCTCTTTCTGTTTCCCATCGTTTAGCCACATGGTCGTAGCGTGAGCGAGAAATGTTACCTTCCGCATTCACTTCAATACACACGAAGCCCAATCCGTCTTGATACAAAAGGGAGATATTTTCCGCACTTCCGTTTCGCCACCCCATGTCACTGAAGGCCCATAATTCACCCTCAATTTCAAAGTGCTTTGCTTGCTTATCATTCACAAATGTTACCAGTCTGTTAATCATTTTTCTCATCTCCTTTCTCTTTGTTGGTTTAAATACTGTTCAATTGAAATCCTCAAACTTCTACATAATATCCTTCTTCGCATAAGTACGACAACATAATGTTCACTTCCATTTCTGCGTCATCGGGTACACCCGCCAGTCGCACCTTTACCCATTCCAGTATGTCTTTCTTCGTGTTTGTCATTCTTCATCACCTTCCGAAATGTCCAAGACTTCGTATTCTTGTGTCCACATTTCCTTGAAACGCTCTTGTGTTTTGTACAGTGACTTGATGCTCGCATTGGCAAGGAATGTCGTACCACCCTTCATAAAGAAAATGAGTGAGATAGGGAAGGGGTCATCTTCGGGTACTTCTTTTCGTGACTTCCAACTGATTGCTTGGACATCATCCATGTTCACTAATCCATTTACTGTGCGTATGTATGCTTTCATTCTTCTCACTCCAACGGGTGTTCAATTTGTTTATCCCCCAACACCCAACGCAGGGATTTGACGACACCTTCCAGTGCCTTGTAATTCCTCATGTGGAACATACGCTTGTCTTTGGGACAAGTCTGCATGGCCGTGAGGTGTTGATTCTGTTTGCGCTCCGCCCTGTCCAACATCTCTTGAATCTCTTCCCATGTTCTGTCATAGGTGAAGTGTTCGCTGTCTTGATGGTCGCTCATTGTCATTCAATCTCCACCTTCCATTCACTCTGCTCATCATCGCCTATATTCACCATGACACGATGACCTTTCTCAAGCATCCACGCTTCGCAGTGGTCAAAACAACAGTCCTCCCTGTACTCATAGAAGGCTTGCACAATCTGTTGTTCAATTTCCAATGCTTTACGCAACTGCTTGACTTCCTCGCATTTCTCTTTGTATGCTTCAAGGATTAGTGGTGCGTCTGCGATGAGTCGCATGTTTGCTTTCTGTTCTTTTTGCCAAATCTCATGGGGAACGAGCCTGTTGTGTTCGTGAAACCATCCACCACCAATTCCCTCATCATCGGGATGGAGGACATGGGCTATGTTGGTGATGATGCCATCATCCACCCTAAGTCCCATCCCATCCTTGTCTTGTTGCGTTTTGTGACGAAGCGAAGCATCAGCGAGCCATTGTTGGTGGAACTCTTTGGAGTGAGAAGAAAAGAGTTCAACCCCTCCGTCAGCATCGTCTGTGCATTCCCACTTACCTTCTGTGTGTCCTTCGTATCTGTCTGTGTCAATCATTCAATCAACTCCTTCTCATAGTTCTCAATAGCAATGCATAGGGCATTGTACATCCCGTTAAGAGTGTGTAACTGTTCACGCAACTGCTTGACTTCTAAGGCAAGTTCGGGTGCTGAAGAAAACAATTCGGGAAGCCAAAAGTCTTTGATGCTTCCAATCCCTATTTCTTCGCCACGCTTGTCATCATAGACGGTTAGAATATGCCCCTTCGTGAAGTCTGTGCTGTAGAAGTGAATGGGGGTTTTGTCCAGCCCTAACGCTTTGATGTTCTCCACCATTCGGTCAAGTTTCGTCTGCTCTATAGGATAAGTCATTCAACCAACTCCAAAATAATTTCAATCATACCTGTGGCCTCATCTTCAATGGTCATGACATGACGGGCCATGCCGTGTGGTGTCATTCGGTACATCACTCATCACCTTCCCAATCAACACGATTTTGTAGGGAGCGTTTGATTTTTTCAAGCAATTCAATACTCTTCTCGTTGGGGTGGCGTAGCCTGTGAAGGCGATGCCTCTCCTTGAGACTCATTCGTTCTTCGGCCTGCCGCATGGGTCGGCCTTGGCATTTTCTGCTTATTGCTCTCGTACTCATTTTGCTTTTCGTCATCTTTCTCATCTCCTTTCTCTTTGTTGGTTTAAATACTCTTTAATTCAATTCCTTGAGCGAACAGGTATCACTCATGCTTTCACCTTCATTTTTCCAAAGTTGGCGGGCAAATCCCCGCTATCAATCATGGACTGTATCAGTGCGTTGGCAATACCTTCACGCTCTTCCATGTCACCACCATCCAGCACGGCCTTCACGACCTTACGCTTCTCTTCAATAACGGTGTTGAACTTCTCGTCAATGGTGCGAGCCACCGAGAGGTACACGGCATGGACTGAATCGCTCTCTTGACCGATACGGTACACCCTGTCCTCGGCTTGCTCTTCCCAACCGGGCACCCACTCACGCTCCACGAATACAACAGTGTTAGCGGCAGTGAGGGTGATACCTTCCTTGGCGGCAACAGTTGAACAGAACAGGACATCAATACCCCCTGCTTGAAATGCTTCAACATTGGCTTGCCTCTTGTCGGCTGGCATGTCACCAGTGATACCACCGACTCGCCACTTACGGTCTTTGTCGGCTCGCAGTGCTTCAACACAACCTTTCAGTACATCGGTGTGGTGAGCAAAGACAACCAACGGCTTGCCGCCTGTGATGTCATAGTGTTCCTTGATGTATTCAACAGTGGAAGGGACTTTGATGAGGCCGCATTCGTGGCGCAGGGCCGTGAGCATGTTGAGAACGAAACCAGCAGGGAGTGTGCCGTGATTTTGGTGCATCTCATAATCCTCCATCCATGCTCGGTGCAGGTCACTGTAACGCTTGAGTTCGGCCTTGCTTGGTTGAATGTCCATGATGGTACGCACCTTGTCGGGCAGTTCAGTCAGTACCTCTTGCTTGAGGCGGCGAATACAGAAGTCTCTTGTGCGAGCGTGTAGTTCATCGGTGTTGCTCGCTCCACTGAAATCCCATCCCCAACCTGTGTTGTAGCCATCGCAATAGCGTTGACCGTAAGGGAAGAAGGAGGGGAACTCATTGGGGCGAAGGAGATTGAGTGTGGTGAAGAACTCGCTTGGCCGGTTGGTCACGGCAGTACCCGACAGACAGATAACAGACTCGGACTCACCAGCCACCTCAAGGGTTGCTTGTGTGCGTTTGGCCTTAATGTTCTTGAGATAATGGCTCTCGTCACACACCACGATGTTGAAGCCATAACCAAGCAGTGCGGCACTACGCCCACTGATGATGTCGTAGTTACAGATGATGATGTCAGCCGTTGGAATCACACCACTACGACCCTCAAGGATTTCAACGGTCATGTTGGGTAGCCACGCCCTGCATTCTTTGGCCCAGTTGTACTTGACCGAGGCAGGGCAAACGATGAGTGCGGGCAACTGGTCGGTGTTGAGTGCGATGTGTGCGATGGCTTGGATGGTCTTACCCACTCCCATGTCGTCACCGATAAGGCAACGCCCACCAGCGAGTTGTGCAAAGTGAACACCGACATATTGGAACGGGTACAGTTCACGGCCAGCAGGGAAGTGGTTGCTCAAATCCTCCTGCAATTGAGCGACTATCATCTCTTGGTCAAGGGTGGCCGCACCACTGATAGCGATACGGTTGGCTCGCTCCTCCATGTAGGTTTCAATTTCGGGAATAACCTGTAGTGCGTCTGCGAGTTGGAGACACCATGTATTCTCATCATGCTTACGCAAGCGGTCAATCAATGGGCCAGCCTCACCCACACCCACACTCCAAGTCTTATTGGTTGGGTTGAACTTGCGACCCTGTGTTGCCTTGACAACGGAGAGCAAGTCACCACGCAGAACGAAGTCCTCAATGTAAGGCCACTCCATTTCAATCATTGAGTTGCCAACAATGCGAGCCGATACAGTTGTGGTCTTGCGTTCTATAGATTCTTCCTTCGGTGCTGATACCTCAATGTGTTGTAGGGACTGCTCGTTGAAGAACATACCCTGTTCAATCATGATGGCTTTAGCCTTAGCGAGAACATCAGCGTCGTCTTGCAGTGTCCACTTCCTCATCTTACCATCCCACTTGACGGCAGGAAAGCCAAGAGCATTCTTGAGTGCGTTGTTGAGTTCGGGGTTGTAGGTGTAGTCAAGTGCAATTCGTTTGCTGGTGAATTGTTTGCCCCATCGGTTTGTCCATGTGTCATCCACATTGGAGAAGGACACAACCTTGCTGGCTGGTGGTTTCCATTCAGCCTTCGTCTGTTCAAAGAGGGACATCGCTTCATCACGCTCACACTCGTAGGCTTCCATGAAATTGTTGAGTGCAATCTCAACCTGTCGCTCACGGAAGGGCAACTGTTTGTTCAACCGACTACGGACATAGAGGCGAGCATCGCTACGCAATTGGTCACGCTTACGGATGGTGGCTTGCTGTCGCTCGTACTCAACCTTAGCCTGTGTGCCTCGCACCTTCATCTTCTCAAGGTAGGACTCCACTTGACTTGCTTTGCTGATGAGTCCAGCGTCAGCCATGATGGATGGCAGTTGCGTGTTGCGATACTTGTGGAATCGTTCAGCCGCTTCAAGCAGTTGGTAGTCTTGCATCTCGTCTTGGTGTGCAACCGAATTGAAGAAGGGCCAGTCGGCTTTGTTAGGGCCGACATCATCTTTGATGTCGGGTGCGCCATAGCCAGTGAACACCCGAATCATTCTGTGGATTGTTGTGGTGTTCATTCCTCTTCATCTCCTTCCAATAGTTCTGCTACCCATGCAACCATATCTTCTTCGGTGAAATCGGACATGTCCATCCCACCTTCATAGATTTGGCTTTGCATTTTCCAATATGCCTCAAGCACTTCTCTCACTGTGTCTGTGTCAATCATTCTTCATCACTTCCTCAATGAAATAGTATCGTGCGCTATCAGGGTCAGCCTCGGCGCACAGGTATTCGTAGTGAGCCTTCGCTTCTTCGTATGTCGCAAATGGCCCATCGGACTCTCCACTTTTGGAATGTGTCACCATGTATTCGTATTTGTCTGTGTCAATCATTCGCTCATCTCCCATGTGCCGCCTTCTTCCAACATTTCTCCATTACCGTTGCTATCGTATTCCACCAGTTGAATGTGGAATGGGTCGTGCATGACAATTGATTCATACTCTCGGTAGGCTGAGTCTATGTCGTGGTGTTTGATAACAACATGAGGCTCGGCCAAGTATTCCAATTGTTCTGTGTGTTCATGTATTTGTGCGTGAAACCATATCTGTATTTCAAATGGTTTCTCTTGCTCACCCTTCACCAGCGCAATCAAATCGCTCACGCTTTTACAACCTAAGTTGCTCATCTGTTCTTCTTCCCATGCTTCGTTTGTCCAGTTCATTCAAGTCGCCCCCTGTACCAATCGTTGAAGTGTTGGTGTCCTTCTTCTTGCAGTGCCTCGGCACAGTCTGTCGCTGAGTTGAAGCCGAGTCGCTTCCACCATGACATGCCCATCATTTTTCTTGGTACGCATGTACCACAAGGACAACCTGTGTTCAAGAACTGTCCGGCCTCTTCGTGTTGTGCGTACAAGAAGTTGAGCAGTTCGTCATAACCCTGCGGTGTCAGTTCTCCATCCTCATGTCGTTGCATGTATCTTTTTGCATCTTTCCAATTCATTCTTTCACTTCCTTTGTTGCTGGTGTATTAGCCTCGCAAGCGAGGCACAGGAATCCTCCATTGATGAACTCACCCACCATGTCCATTTCTCTCATTGACTTGCATCCACTACAGAATACCTTTGTGATGGAATGATAGATGTTGTTTTCTTTTGCTAAGCAAGACATACATGATTCGTCTTTGGGGGACAAGAACTCCCATGAATGTTTGTTCGTATCACAATGAAGGCATTTCAATTGTTCCACATCATCGGGTAATTGCCAACCGCAATTGAAACAAAAGTCATCGTAAAGAGAGTAGTCGTGCTCATCACAACACTCGCACTTATCAAACTCATCCTCCATGACAAGAGGTTTGGTGTTGGCTGGCTTGGGTGTCATGTCCCACTTCTCATTGAGATTATATCCAGTACCTACCGTCGTAGTCTTTGCTAAGGTCGCTCCAATAGTCGGATTCGCTTTTCCCTTATCACCACCCGTAGGCCAAGAGTAGCCACCCCACTTCGTTTCAACGATAAGAGATTCACCAACAGGGATGTCAAGGACACGAGCGATGTAGCGTTGTTGCTCATTGGTTTCCACAGCATGACTACAATGTAAGTCACGGATGAGTAAGATGAGTTGTGCGGCATCGGTGATGCTCGCCTTTACATCATCATCGTTGAGCAAGTAGTACAGGATAGCAAGTTGCACACCTGTGCGACCATGACCACCAGCACATTGTGTGGAGATGGACTTGATACCATACTCCAAGATGTCGTCATGCAAGGCATACCAAAAGTAGTCATCCACTTTGGGAACACCGAAGTCGGGAAAGTCCATTTCAATCATGTACTTGGGTGGGTCAGTGCGACCAATGAACTGGTCGCAAGACCAACCTTCGGGTACAATGGTTGATGCTGATTTGGAATACGAAGGTGACATGGTTTCGTCCGGCCCAATGGCGAGGTCGGGTGCAGGGTGCATGACCCACCAGCCACCACTGCGGTTACGACCACCAGCGTACACATCAATGCCGCCTGTGGTGGTGAACACTTTGTTCTGTCCTGTATGACATGCAGGCTTTGGTGCTTTCCATGTCGTTGTCGTTGTCGTCTTGTAGTTGTTTGGGTAACTCATTTTATTCATCTCCTCATTCTGTTTATCTTTTCTTCGTTGTGCTTTTCTTCTTTTTCCTTTCTTACCCACTTCATTCATCTCCTTTCTTTTGATGCTTGGCGAACTCTTGCAGTTGCTCAAAGGTGAAGCATGAAACAATGCTGGCTATGTATTTGTGTGCTTTTGTTGGAAGTGGGGTTTTCATAATCTTAGCGAGAGCAATAGGTGCGTTTGGAGTATATGGGTTAAGGCTCAATTCTTTGAGAGCATCAAACATCGTTACAGACTCATCCACTGGGAATGGTGATTCGTATTGTGGCCCATCTATCGGTACTACCACAGCATTCATGAGGGCAATGTGTTCTTTACATGTGCCACAATTTTTAGCCCCACATTGTATGAAATGAGAGTCACCAACAATTGAATGCTTACCATGTGGATGGCGATATACTAAAGGAAGCGATTCAATAGAAGCACCTATCGCATTAGCCATTGAAGCGATTGGTGTTTTCTTCATATGTTGGTTGGTGGTTTTGTTTGATACATC